ATTATAATTCTTTTTTTCTTAGGGTTTTCAGGATCAGAAGTATCATACACCAAAAATCTCACATCGGGGTATAATCCTTTTAATGTTTCTTCTATATATTTTTCTGCTGATTCTACATTTCCAAGATCATCATCACTAAATCCTATACTTAAACCCGTAAATTCACTATCATCTTTTATTTTATCTACTTCTTTAACCACTCTATCTACAAAATCTTTTAGTGCTAATGTTTTTGATATTTCTGGATCACTAGATACATCCTCTATATTAAATTTCTCCATAAATTCATCAGAAGAAATAGGATAGTAATTTTGTAAATTAAGATATTGATCAATAGAGGTTCCATATAAATTTGCCTTCATCTGAGATTTTTCTTCTTCACTTAACTCATCCTCTATTATTATTTTAATAGCATCTTTAATGGCATTAGGGGGATTTCCCCTAGCAGTAATAATAGAAAAATCACTTGCATAGGATAAAGCTTCTTTAAATTTATCAAAACTAGGACCGTATTTATTATTTTTTAAAGATTCTTTAGTGTCATTAATAAATGCGTCGTAACTTCTAAAGTCCACAAATGAAGCAAAGGGATTATTATTTACATATCTAAATTTATCTCCTATTAATTTTCTAATATCTCTAAACTCTTCAGTAGATACTGATATGGGCACCCACCCATTACCTGTTTTTTTCTCCAAATAAATTCTGGTAGGCATTATTAATATATTATCATCCCAATCAAATGAATACGCTCTTTTTTGAAATTCTAATAATAATTTATGTTGGTTTTCTGTTAACTTTAATTTCATGATAAAAAAAGGGTGAACAGTTTATGTGTCCACCCTTTGTATTTGTAGTTATTTATTAAATATCATCAAAGTTTGCACCAGTATTAGTAATATTAAATTCTATACTAATATATTCTAATGATCGAGTTGGTTTAATGAATATTCTACCATTTAACTCATTCCTATCAATAGATTCTGGAGTATCATCTAATACAACTCTAAAATCAATCAACCCTCTCTCTTTCCTAATATTATCTAAAATAGGATTAACTAAACTTAAGAACTGATTTCTAACAACATCATCATTTTGTTCGAATAATAATCTGATAGAAACTGCTGATATAAGTTTTCTTGCTTGTAATAACAATCGTCTAACATTAATTCTATTGAGTGCGGTTTCTTTTTCTTGCAATGTTTTATTACCCCATATTACTACACCCACATCTGAGAATGTTGCCATTGGATTAATTCTTCCTTCATAAAGAGTATCTCTTTGATCTAAGGTAAGTTTAACTCTTGCTTTGATTGCATTTGTTGTACCTCTATTTAACCCCGCCGCTGCAAACCAAGGAAATGCAACATTATCAGTTAATGCTATATTTCTTACAACCTCTAGTGTTGGTGGTAACCACACATATTGATTATTTTCAGTATCATTCATTTGTAACCACGGCCAATAAGTGGCGGAATAATTACTATCTATATCTGAATCCTCAATAATATCAACTGCTTCATCTGGAGTTAATGCAAATCCATCGTCATCCACATCTGGTGTTGTAATAATATATAATGAATCTGCTCTATCATTTTCAATCACATCAACCGCATTCCCCACTAAATCTATATTATCACGTAAATCAAGACCGGGACTGGCAAATACATTTATATTAACTGCTTCAGGATTGTTATAAGTATATAATCCTTCTAAGAATGTATAGTAATCTGAAGTAATACCTTCATCACCTTCACTAGTAGTGTATGTAGTAAAGGTTCCTTGGGTTAATCCTTGTGATCCCTTACTTCCATTTTTAGTATAACTATCTAAATTGGTTCGTTGAGTTCTGTATATATCCCAACCATCATACCCACCAAATGGAGCGAAAGTAAATTTCCTTGCCGATAATTTTTCATAAGGACCACCAACTAAACTTGCATCTGTAGTAAAGGCCGATATACCCACTTGTAAAGTAGGGAAATAACTTGCATCTCCCGCTGAAATTTCAGCACCTAACGCATTTACATCTAAATGGAAACCATCTGTTTTACCAGTCCATACCCCACTATTAATCGCATTTAATCCTTTATAATCGAAGAAATCTTGATCTACTCCTATTAATGAATTTAACCCTAAATATCTTTTTCTTAATTTAGAAACATTAATACCAGTTTGATATGCAGTTTTATATTCTATTGGTGGTGGCATAGATGCTCTGTCACCAATATATTCTCTATTTACTACACCCTCAAAACCTGTAGGTATACCATCTGTTGGAAAGTTTTCTGCTAATTCTACCATAATATATCTACTTCTTAATGGAAATTCACCATCTGCAGTACCTATCTTTCTTCCAATAAATCCGTTATCGGTTGGATCCATACTAACTCTAGAATATTTTTCTACAGTAGAAATGTTATCATCATTATCAAAAAATCGTCTTACCAGTAAATCAAATGTCTTATTTCCCGGATTAATATTAACAATAGAAAATTTAACATCATAATTTGCTGCGTCTCCATCCGAAATAGTAATAAATCTAAATAGTCGTTGTAGTTTATTACCTCTTAATTCAGATAATACATAAGGAGATTCACCAGATTTCCATTGTTCTTGATAATCATCAAGATTATTAATGTCACTAACTTCAATACCATTAAATGTAATATCTAATCCATATACTTTACCCGCATCGTATAAATCTTCTAAAACATTTATATATAATTCCTCTACCCATAATTCAGTCCCTTTATCTTGTGATTCTATACCAAACACACCAGGAAGATAAGTTTTCTTAGTTCTATCTAAAGAAACCGTATAATTAAAATCTGCCCCAGTTCTTGTAGTTCCAGTAATAGAAAATGCACCAAATGGGTTAGTTACAATAGCTGCCGTATTTGCCATAACTGCATCAGTTGCTGCACTTACAGTAAAATCCATAATTTGATCACTACCATAATCTCCTCTTGATCTAAGAGTGGCAATAACTGCACCATCTATATCATCATAACAATCTGCCGTATATGTTACTACGGTACCACTTGTACACCCTGTAACAAACCCAGCACCGCCAGATCCCACACTAGCGAGGTCCATAGTAAAGGTGGCGCCGGAAAATCCACAACCAGTACCGGGAGCTTTAACATATTTAATAGTACTTTCCGATATAGTTGCTCCAGCCGATAAAGTTCCTAAACTACTAAATAATGAAGAAATTTCTCCTGCACCATAAAGGGCTTCTAATGTAGCGTCTGCCCATGTTAATGTAACCGGAGTACCACCTGTGCTCGCACTATAACTTAATAAACAGGAAACACCAGCATAAGTAGTAGAGGTTCCTGACGAAAGAGTGGCTGGATCTACTGCAGAATCTAAAGTAATAGACCAAGCTGGCCCTGCTTTATATCCTGAAATACCTAAAACTCTACTAACATATAATTGGTTAGTTTGAGTTAGGAAAGATTTTGCTATGTAATTTAATTCGTATTTATGAAATCCTGTGGCTTTAAATTTTTCAGAATCCAAAGATCCAAAATAACTAATAAACTCATCATAATTATTAATGAAAACTGGTTCAAATGCCGGACCTTTTGGGGTTTCTCCTAATAACCCTAATGTGGTGACCCCCACTTGTCTCGTTACAAATGTTAAATCCTTTTCTGAGGTGAAAACACCAGGACTAACAAAAATTCTATCTGTTGATGCCATCTAATTTATTTTTAATTTTTTGTATTATATAATCTTTTTATTATAAATATACCAGTTTTATCGAAAGTATTTTTTTTATAAGGGTGAATTTAAAAAAAGTATGATGTTTTTCATACTTTTATCATACTTATATAAAAAAACCTATGAAAAGAAGTAAAAATTTAAAGATAACCCCAGTTACACACACCATTTTAAAAAAATATTGTGAAGAAAATGGACTTAAAATGTTTGCGTTTGTAGAAAAAATAATAAGAGAAAAATGTACCCCCAAAAAAGATCTGTATGGGGAAATAGAAGATATATAAATTATTCGTTTATACCTTTTAATGTAATATAGGCATTTTCTGTTACGTCTACCTTAGTAATAGTTATCTCTACCAAATCATTATCTACCACAGTAAAAGGAAGGGTAACAGTAATTCCATTAATTTTTATATCAGAAGTAGAAATATTATAATTTATCATATCTGTATATGATACATTTTTTTTCACTGGTAATTTAAAGAAATTAATTCCTGGTTTAAAATGAATATTTATAGTTATAATATTATTATCGGGTTCACTTACTATTTGATATGCGGCCGTATTACTATTCTCTTCCGTCTCAAAAAATAATATCCCCCTACTAATGGCCGGTGTGACTTTAAATTCATCTTCATCTAATAAATAACCTAACATTTTAATTGTATAAAGTTGGACATAATATTTTCTTTCATCTAGATTACTTATCACACTCTCATCTCCTATACTATCTAACATTAATGGTATGGGATGACCATTAATCCGTAAATATTTTTGTCCTGCGGAAAATGCCTCCAATAATTTTTTATTAAACTTATTAAGATCCCTCATTTTATTACAAAATAATCTTAATTCATAAGTTAAATCTATCGAAACAGGTTGGGGTATTTGATAGATATCAAAACTTTTAATATTACCATCCCAAGTAGGTATTTTCATATAGGTAAAAGTAGGTTTTCCCGGAATATTAAACGCACCAGCATAATTAGTCCCCACTTGTGGATCCGGCTTTCTAACAATAGTAACAAATGGAATTTTAATATTTTTATTTACATCAGAAAACTGCCAAGTTTTAGCAAATTCAGCCCATCTTTGTATACTTAAAAATATTACTGGAACCTTTTCTCCACCTAACACTAAATCTATCCCATTAGTTACATAATCAATAAAATCTCTATCCATATCCTCATGTAATATCCCTTTAGGTAAATAAGTGCCTGGATTGGCAATATTATTTAATATTGCTTGTCTCGCTTCAAACCCCTCCAATGTCGGAGTTATTTTTAAATTTTTTCTATAATTTTTTGGTAATCCCATAATTAAACTCCTTGAAATTCATCTGGATCAGTAGGTACACATATGATAGTCCTATAAAATCCTTTAAACCCTAATATAGTATGTGCATTATCTGAATGTATTATTCCATTATTACTAACTGTAAAATATTTTAATTTGGTCTCGGTTTCAGGATAACCAATATAATCTCCATAGTTTATCTCTACCTTTAATTCATCTAAATGATCTTGGTACACCCCGAAAGTTATATTTCCATGCTCCAAGAATCTTAAAGAACCATCAGGATTATATGCTTTATTATCAGGACCCGCCATATTAAAATTAACTACTACCTCTACTGGTGCTTTAAACCTTATTTCATCTCTATCTGCCTCACCATAAACATCATCGGTGGTAGATTCACCCCGCTCTACCTGAAATAAAATTACTTTTATATTAATATCTCCCTCTAACCATTCTCTACCAAATTCCTTTTCTAAATCAAAGTCATCCTGTGAAAAAAATTTATTTACCCTAGTTATAGGTATTTTTCTGTTAGTTTTCATCTATCTTTTATACATAAATATTTATAGTTAATAAAAAAATGTGTATAATTGTAATTATGTTAGACATAAAAGATATAAAAGGTATAGATTCTGAAGATATATTAAAATCTTATATAGGGAAAAACCCCTATATAAATTATATGAAGAAAAAAAACTTAACAGAAAAATCTTATTTTTTAACCACTAACCAATCTAAATATGTTAAATCATACCATAATTTCACCCCTAAAGAAATAAATAAAGTAATTGAAATAACAGATTATTATAGTAAACAACTAGAAGAAGAACATAAATTAACTACCCCCATTAATAAAATTTTAATAGAAACTTTATTAGCGGAATCCGACAAAGCTATACATGTGATTTGTAAATTTTATAAAAATCAAAAGGAAGTTAAATTAATATGGATACCCAAAACCCAATTAATTGATGATATTCATTTTAAAGAAATAAAAATAAATGTTGATTATACAAAATACCAACTAATAGATAAGAGGGGGTGGAAGGCATTTAATCATCAAGAAGAAGGAATAGAATTTTTACTTAAAAATAAAAAATGTATTTTGGCAGATGATATGGGATTAGGTAAAACCTACCAATCTATTGTTGCAGCATTAGAATGTGGTGCAGAAAAAATACTAGTGATTTGCCCCTCCTCTTTAAAAATAAACTGGATGAGAGAAATACAAAATTTTTGTGATGACATATCCATTATTTATGGTAAATATTGGGACCCAGAGAGATTTACTATTATTAATTATGATATACTTAAAAATTTTCATACAATAGAAGAAAGAGGTAAAAAATATGAAGATTGGGAATTAAGAAGGGAAATTGTTGAGTATGATCCAGATCTTATTATTCTAGATGAGGCGCATTTTGTTAAAAACCATAAAAGTATAAGGGGTAAAATATTAAAAAACATCGCCAAAAAATTCTCACCAGAACGTATATGGTTATTAACAGGAACACCAATCGCTAATAGACCTATGGATTATTACAATTTATTATCTATTATAGATTGTAGCGTGGCAAATAATTGGATGCACTATGCGAGGACTTATTGTGAAGGAATAAGATTTAAAAAGGGTGGTAGATATATTTGGGTGACTACTGGGGCATCAAATCTAGAAGAATTAAATAATAAAACCAAAAGAACAATATTAAGAAGAAAAAAAGATGATGTATTAGATTTACCTGATAAATTAACTACCCCAATTTATTTAGAATTAGAAAATAAAGAAGGATATAAAAATGTGTGGAATGAATATCTCACTAAAAGAAAATTAGAAGGAAAAAA